CGGCTGATAAGAATACTGGTCCGGTGCGTACTCGGCCATAATAGCCTTGAGGAGCTTGAACTCCTGCTTCATAGCGTAATGAACGCGTGCTTGTACTGCAGCCATAGGCTTGAGAGTGCGTTCAAGCAGAGCCAGTGTCGTACCAACTGGGGCGTTTGCCGACATATCAGATATGTTCATGTCGCTGATAGCGCCGAGTCTACGACCCTCCTGCGTGATCTGATTCAAAAGCGCAAGAAGTGTCTGCGACGGTTCCTTGTACGGAAGGGGCATGATGTTGTCGCGGATACTACCTGATGGCACATCTACGTCGCGCCACTCGCCCGGCTCAATTGGCGTGTCGTCACCCTTAATACGTAGACCGCGTGATTTTATACCACCGGGGAGATTCGACAGGGTACCCGCGTCTACGAGTTGTCGAATAAGGCTGGTACCGGCTCGGGCGTAACCACCAATAATATGAATTAAGCCAAGACCATAAAATCCAAACCCCGGCACGTATACGTAATGCACAAAGTGTTGACGCTTTTGCATAAGAACGTCATCCGGGTTCCAGTTCCTGCGTATCGCAAGCACATGGTTGGTGCCACGCTCTATCGTAACCACATAGGGCTTTGCTATCTCGTCTTCTGAATCATCAACGTCGTCGATTACAAGATCAGCGTGTATCTCGTATATTGCGTAGCGGTCGTCGTCTGTAATTGAGTAGCCACCTTCTTCGGCCTTACGCTCTTCAATATCGGTGTGATAAGGCTGTGGTTCTCCAAGCTCTATATCCACATAGAAACCACTCGCCTGAAGTTTCTTTAGTTCGTTCTTGGTCTTACGCATAACGTGCGTAACACGCTCTGCGCTTTCAATATGAGAAGCACCATAGGGAACGATAACATCTTCAGCCGGTATGTAGATTGCTGTCTGACGATCCATATTAGGATCAAAGTAAACTTTCTTAAACGCGGACCCTGCAAGGCCCAGACTGTACAGAAGGCGCTCATGCTCGGGACGATACTCTACCATGCGCTCTGTCAGCTCATAGTTCATATCTGCTTTTACACGGGCAGCAGCTTCGTCTTTTTCTTTAGTTTCCTCTCCAAGCACCTTAGTCTTTACTGGACCTGCTGACGGGAAAGTCTCACTCATAGTCTCCGCTTGAAAGCGGATAGCCGCCTCCGCAAGCACCGTCGAATATACACCACACGCGCCATCCCACGGATCAGTGCGCTCTTCATACTTGAACCCAAGCACATCCAATCCTTTGACGAACGTATCCGCCCAATCCTTGCGAGAATCAATGTCACCATCAACCGCTCCTACTAAATCATCAGCAAGTTTATTAAGAACACCCTCTTCCAGAGATTCGGCTAGGTTAGCGTCGAAAGCGTCATCGTCGCTACCCATACCTCCGGGGATCAATGTGACCTCAACACTTCCGTCATCTAGAGTAACCATGTCTGGATTTACGATCTCTATCTCTAAGCCTCCTTCAAGAGACTCATCACTTTCATCAATGCTTTGCGGAGCCGCATAAAGCCCTTTTTCAATAGCCATGATATATCCTAATAATAGCCACCCTGACGGTGCTTAAAGTATACTATTTCATCCGGCTCATCAGAAGGTAGTCGTAAGAACCCACCCTGTCTAAACCTCATAAGTGCCATAACTGTAGAGTCAACCAAGTCATCATGGCTCATAAAAGGGAATCCGGCAATCTCTTCTATAAGTTCTTCTGCCCAACGAGTAGAGGGAACCCATACTATCTCGGAAGCTACAATATCTGCTACAGAGTTCAAACGAGCTAATTTATCCCCCGACCCCCTATGTGGGGTGTATTCCTGTACAGGAAGCCCCATCCTACGCATCTCCTGATACAAAGCCGTACCGGAACTCTTCTTTTCAACTATAAAAGAATCCGGTTGCCATGACTCGTATTCTTCAAACGCCATAGCTTTAAGTTCAGGAAACTCCATACGCTTCTTTATACTGTTTAGCAGTATTATATTGTGAGTTCCAGTGTCTTCGTTTAAGAAAACACCCCACGTAGTGAGTGCTGTGAAGTCGGCGCGGTTGTGAGATTCCGCTGCCGCATCAAGAGACATGATAATGTATTCGCACAAGGGGGCATCTTTGTCTCCCCACTTCTGCCACCACTCACGTTTTACAATAGATGCTTCTTCTGCCGTAGGTTCCTGTTGGTACTGTGCGTTCCATTGAAACGAGGGCATGGACGCCTTGGTTCGCATAAGTGCGTCAAGATCAAAAAACTCAGGCCATAAAGATTTTTCGGTATAGCCCGAGCCTTTCTTGTCGGGTATCTCAAGTATGGCGGGGAACTCTACAATATCGTACTGATCTGCCCTGTCGTTCTGAGCCATGTCACCAACAACGCGGCCCGTGAGATCATCCATGTGCCAGCGAGTCTGGATAATAGCTACACGACCACCCGGCATGAGTCGAGTACGAGCGCCGTAGGTAAACCACTCGTACGCCTTCTCGAACACTTCAAAATTACCGTTGATAACGTCCTGTTCCGAGTGTGGGTCGTCAATCAGCAGCAGATCCGCGCCACGACCAGCGATGGATGACCCAATACCGCACGCATAATACTCACCGCCCGAGTTTGTATTCCATCGACCGGCAGACTTGGAATCCACAGCAAGCGCTACAGTAGGGAATATGGCCTTATAGTCATCTGTAGATATGAGGTTACGAACCTTACGACCGAAGTCTACGGCAAGATCAGTGGTGTGCGACACCATCATAACCTTCTTGTTTGGATTACGACCCAGAAACCACGCCGGAAAGAATATAGATACTAGTTGGGACTTACCGTGCCGTGGCGGAATGTTAACACAGATACGATCTTTCTTACCTTCTGCGATGTCCATAAGCATGTCGGCAAGAATACGATGGTGTTTTCCCACTATGTAGTCGGGTTGCATACGTTTGCAAAACTCGATCAGATCGTCGTAGGCTTTCTGGTTGCTGTCTCTTGCGGAAAGCTCCTCGACCAGACCGTTTATCTCAGCTAACTCATCCTGATTAAAGTCATCCAAATTGGATAGTAAAGCCTGAATATCCAGATCCTCAAGATCACCCTCCAATAGCGAGCTATCACTCGGCATTATCAATACCAAGTTCGGAGTTAACATCCATAGCTTCACCATCTATAATGATAGCATCGTCCACTTCAGGATTAACAAGTTTGGCTAACTTAGATCTTAAACGGTTCTTCAGATCCTCTGTGGACTGATGTGTTATGGTTACCTCTGACTTCTCGGCAAACAGCCCAACGTCGGATATCTTGCCTAACAGTTCTAGCGCACGGATGCGTACCCGTGGGTCAGGATTATCTGTTTCCAACACTAACTTGTTCGTGACCATATGCCGTATCTGCACGGCGCTGTCCGCTACAGACTGCCCAAACTCCTGCAGAATACTGTTTGTCATAAGTAAGGACGCAGGGGTAAGTGTCGCTGCTTTCTTGGACGACACCTTCTTAGAGGTCTTTTCGGGGTCTTCGGCGTACGCCATAGACAACTTGGCTGCTACGTCCTTGTCTTCTTTCGAGGGATCTAGCTCTAGTCCAAGTTTCTTTGCGGTATTACAGACGTACTCCGCCCGCGCCTTCAAATCTATATATGGAGTATCAGAAGAAATAGACACTCCGAACTCTGGTTCAACAACCAAACTCATATATTTTGCTCGCAGGTTTTAACCGTTGTGGCACATATACCAATAAAATACGAAGTATACAAGTAGTTTGGGACTCCAAAGGGGGGTGTTTCTGTATATGGACAAACGGCACACAGAAGGACAAATTTGCGAAACAATCTTGGTAGAATATCTTTTACGTCTCGATATGTATGTATTTCAACCTGTATCCGCGCATGGACCAGTAGATGTAGTCGCTATAAGCGCCAAGGGTGAGGTATATCTATTCGACGCAAAGAAAGACGCTGGGCGTTATGTACCGAAACGCCGTAAGACCCACCGAATCTACCGGGTACTATCCTCTTTGCAGAAAGTCATAGGGGTGCGGATGGCTTATGTGGATGTAACTACAAGAGCAGTACATATAGTGCCACCTTTGCCTGAACTCAAAAAATAACAAAATTTTCGTCTGAAATAGTATTTATATAGGTGTATGTCACTAACATTGTGTCGCGGGGTCATGGGGGTAAGGTAGGGTCCAAAATATATCGCCTCAGAAAAAGACCCCCCCACCCATTGCTGCCAGATAATGACATATACTATCAGATACTGTCAAAACATCTATAGCAATTCACGTGATAATATGTTTTAGTACAATCATCGAACGGGGCAATCAAGTCCCTCGATACCGAAAGGTAATACAATGCTAGAACGTATACTCACTATATTCTGCGCTCTTATCGGCGCAGTAATGTTTTACGTGTCCCTCGACAATACCATTGGATACGTCGGCCACATATGGATCGTCGGCCTTATCCTTGGCTCGCAGTTGATCGTCATGGCAATTCGCTGGGCGGTGCGACATGGGTAAGATGCAGCAAGCGTTAGCACCATACAGTGTTCACCGTTTCTTCGACGGCGCAGAAGTTATGTGGATAGTTGAAAAGGGTATATATCGCGGCCTGTGCCTTGATACTCAAGTCTACGATACGAGAGAAGAAGCCGAGGCAGAACGCAATCGCCTCAACAGCAAGCACGCTCTCGATATCCTCGGAATATTCTAATCAACCGGGGGAGCTTCGGCTCCCCCACAAAGGAGAACGAAAATGCCTAACGAGATTCGTTACAAGTGGGGCCAGCAACGTGCTGCCCTGATAGATGCCCTGCAATGGCTGGGTTACGATAACTTCAAGATGGTGGCAAAGCTACTCAAAGCTAACGCCGATACCGAGGACGCACGGCGGACATACGGTATTCAGCTAGAGATGTTCGCTGGAATATCCGGCGCACCAGTGAAAGCCATGTTCGACAGGTATCTGAGTGAAGGTCTAGAGAGACTTCCACACCTGAACAATCTCTCTAAACACCAATGGAGAGAACTCCACAACAAATAACCAATCGGGAGGGGCTTCGGCCTCTCCCCTTTGATGCC